AAACGATATGCCACGGTGGACATAAACATAAACTATATTACTATCATGAAAGCAAACAATTTCATTGTTATACTGATTGTTCGGATAATATGGATATATTTGAATTAGTTATGAGGGTAAAAAAGCAGCAAGGAAGCAAATATTCACTCCCTCAAGCAATTCAATATATAGCAACATTAACTGGAAAAACGTTTGGATTTTCATCAACATTAAATGATTCTAACGGTGAAAAAATTGATGACTGGAATTGGATTAATCGCCATAAGAAAAAAGATAAGATTGAAACAACACTATCTGAGTATGATTCCACTGTAATGGATTTATTTCTACCATATCCTCATGAAAAATGGTTAAATGAAGACATTAGTTATGAAACACAAAGAAAATTTAATATTGGATATTACATAAAGGATGAACGTATTGTTATACCTCATTATGATATAAATTCAAGATTAGTGGGCATACGTGGGAGATCAATGAAAGATGAAGATATTGAAGCAGGTAAGAAGTATATGCCTCTTACAATAGGAAATCAACTATATAACCACCAAACAATGTTTAATCTATATGGATTACATAAGACAAAAGAGGCAATAAAAAGATTAAAAAAGGTTGCTATCTTTGAAGGGGAAAAATCAGTTTTAAAATGTGAAGGTTTTTATGGTGAAGATAATTTTACTGTTGCTGTCTGTAGTAGTAATATTACAAACTTTCATAAAGATATTCTCTTATCTTTAGATATTGAGGAAGTGATAATTTGTTTTGATAGATTCAGAGACAAGAAGGAAAATGAATCAGAAGAGAAATTCCAAGAACAAATTGATGATTATCAAAAAAAATTATTAAAGTTTGCTCGAAAATTTACCCCTTATGTTAGAACATATATAGTGTATGATGATTTTGAATTGTTACAAGCTAAAGAAAGTCCTGTGGATAAGGGAAAGGATATTCTCGAACAATTAATGAAATGTAAATATGAAATAAAAACTGTAAATGAGGTGGAGATTTGAAATACGAATTAATTGGTAAAAATAATTTGTTTAATCCAATTGAAACTATACTAACAAATAGAGGGATTGAAGATATTCAATCCTTTTTACATATTACTTCAGAATCAACAATACATTGGAATAAACTTAGGAATATGGATAAATCTGTTGATTGCTTATTGAAACATATTGAGGTCAATGGGAATATATTCATACAAGTAGACTCTGATCCAGATGGATATACGTCTGCAGCATTATTGATTAATTATTTAAAGGTAACATCTCCAAATTTGAAAGTACATTGGAGACTCCATGAAGGAAAAGAACATGGAGTAATAGTTGATACTATCCCCAATGGTACTGATTTAGTCATTGTACCGGACGCAGGAAGTAATCAATTCGATGAGCATAGACAGCTTAAAGAAAAAGGTATTGATGTCATTGTATTAGATCATCATGATTGCCATGAAGAATCCAAAGATGCCATTGTAGTAAATAGTCAAATATCACCTGAATATTCAAATAAACAATTCTCTGGTGTGGGTATTACATATAAGTTTTGTAAAGCATTAGATGAAAAATTAGGAGTAAAATTGGCTGACAGTTATTTAGATTTAGTTGCTATTGGTAACATTGCCGATACTCAAGATATGAGGTCACTTGAGACTAGATATTACGTTAATAAGGGACTTAAGAATATTAAAAATAAATTAATAAAAGCATTATATGAGAAGCAATCATATTCGACAAAGGGAATTGTTAATATAAATAATACGGAATTTTATATTAACCCTTTAATTAATGCTTGTATTCGAGTTGGAACTATGGAAGAAAAAACACAAATGATGAAATCCTTTTTAGAATACAATGAAACAGTCTATTACAAAAGAAATGACGAGTATGAACCAATTGAAGTAAACACTGCTAGAATGTTAACGAATATTAAATCAAGACAAGGTAGAATTCGAGATCAAGGTGTGGTCTTAATTGAGGAGAAAATTAAAGAAAAAAATCTTCTTGAAAATAAGTTATTAATTGTTGATGTAACTGACATTTTAGATAAAAATTTAACAGGGTTGGTTGCGAATAGGTTAAAGGATCGTTATCAACGTGGAACATTATTAGTTAGATATAATAAACATAAAGGTGTAATGGGTGGTTCAATCCGAGGGTATGATAAAGGATCAATTAAGGATTTAAAGACGTTCTTACAGAATACAAATAAGTTTGACTTTGTAGAAGGTCATGCTAATGCTGCTGGATTACAAATATCACCTGAAAATTTAATTGAAGTAAATGAAATAATAAATTCTTTATTAAAAGATGTGGATAATATCAGTGTTCATTTGGTTGATTTTATAATTCCTGCAAAACAATTAAGTGAATCATTTATATATGGACTAAGTAAACATAAGGATCTATGGGGTCAAAAGGTAGAGGAACCCCTTATTGCTATTAAAGATATCGAGGTAAACAAAGATGAAATATATCTTAATGGAAAGACATCTAAAACAATAAAATTCATACATAAAGGAATCGAATATATTAAATTCTTTAGTAATGAGGACGAATGGAATTCTATTCGAGACAAGGGAGATAGATTGGTTATTGATATTGTTGGCAAATGCTCAATCAATGAATATAAAGGAGAAAAGAAACCTCAAATTGTTATTGAAGATTATGAAGTAACTAAAACAAAAAAGAAGCAATATTCATTTTAATGTTGTTTAAATACAATTAATTTGATATAATTAAAACACAATATTAAGAGAGGTGATGATTACTTTGTGTTTTATTTCTTGTCATAACCATTTAGATACATCAAATTTTAGACTTTTAGACTGTACAAATACTGCAAATGATTTAATTCAAACTGCTGCAGATTTGGGTTATAAAGGTATTGCTATTACTGATCACGAAACAGTTTCAGCACACATTCAAGCAATTAAAAAGACAAGAGAATTAAAAGAAAAAGGAAAGATTCCCGATGAATTTAAACTTATCTTAGGGAATGAAATTTACCTTGTTGACAGTTTAGAAGAGGTAAGGAATGAATATAAATCAGGTGTTACTAAATTTCCTCACTTTGTTATTCTTGCAAAGGATAAGATTGGTCATGAGCAACTAAGACATTTAAGTAGTTTAGCTTGGAAGAATTCATTTTATACTGGAACAATGGAACGTGTACCAACAGTTAAAGAGGATTTGAAAAGGATTACTCAAGAGAATCCTAATCATTTAATTGCAAGTTCTGCTTGTTTAGGATCTGAAGTTAATATTCATCTGTTAGCCATAAAAGATTATCAAATACAAAATAATCAGGGAAAGGTTAGTTATCATCGAGAAAAATTACATGAATTCATTTTATGGTGTATTGATGTGTTTGGTAAGGATAATTTCTTTATTGAGTTGCAACCAGCATTAAGTGATGAACAGATTTACTGTAATGAGAAGTTAGTTGATATTGCTAAGTATTATGGGTTAAAACTTATAGTCACAACAGATACACATTACTTAAGACCGGAAGACCGAATCATTCATAAAGCTTTTCTAAACTCCAAAGAAGGGGATAGAGAAGTTGAATCATTCTATGCAGATACATATTTACACACAAATGAAGAAATCCATACTAAAATGGACTACCTTGGTAAAGAAATTATTGAAGATGCAATAAATAATACTTTATTAATTGGTGATATGGTGGATGATTTCACGATTGAGCATTCACCAATAATTCCTAAGATTGGTTTACCTGAGTTTGATTTAAAGCATTTGTTTGAACCTGCTTATGAACAATATAATTATATAAATAAAATGGCTTTATCTGAACATGATCAAGACCGTTACCTAATTAAATTAATTGAAGACGGATTCCAAAAGTATATTCCTTATAATGCATTAACAAAAGAAAAATTCCATATGATTCTTAATCGATTAAATTCAGAGTTAGAAGAGTTATGGGAGATTTCTAATACTTTAAATCAAAGAATGACTTCTTATTACATTACAGTAAGAGAAATCATTAATATTATTTGGAATGATGATTGTGGTGGAAATAGCCTAGTTGGTTCTGGTCGAGGATCTGCAGCAGGATTCTTATTGAATTATCTATTAGGAATAACTCAAATTAATCCACTTGAATATGGAATTGAATTACCTCACTGGAGACATATCCATAAATCAAGGCCGGATATTCCAGATATAGACGTAGATACAGAAGGTGCTAAACGAATTCAAATTATCCAAGCATTAAGAAATTACTTTGGTGAGGATAAACTTTTACAAGTATGTACATTTGGTACAGAAGGATCTAAATCAGCCTTACAGACAGCTTGTAGAGGTCTAGGAATTGATAATGATATTGCTTTGTATTTAAGTGGTATGATTCCGTTTGAACGTGGTCAGAACTGGTCTTTAAGTGAATGTTTCTTTGGGGATGAAGATAAGGAACGTAAACCTATTAAGGAATTTATTAGGGAAGTTGAAAAGTATCCTAATCTAAAAGAAACTGCTTTAAAAATTGAAGGTTTGATTAATAAAAGGAGTATTCATGCTAGTGGTGTTATTGTATTCAATGATGAATATTATAAAACGAACGCTATGATGAAAGCACCAAATGGATTTCCAATTACCCAGTTTAACCTTCATGACAGTGAAGCAGTAGGGAATGTTAAATTTGACCTGTTGACAATTGAAGCTTTAGATAAGATCAGGGCAACATTGGATATGTTACTTGAATATAAGGAAATAGAATGGCAAGGAACATTAAGAGATACATTTAATAAGTATCTTCATCCAGATCAATTGGAATATAAAGATCCTGCAATTTGGAAAGCATTAGGTGATGGAATAATAATGGATTTATTCCAATTTTCTACTGATATTGGTTTACAGTCTGCAATTAAAGTTAAACCAACAAGTTTATTAGAAATGGCCTCTGCTAACTCACTAATGCGTCTAATGTCTGATGGTAATGAGCAGCCTATTGATACATATATAAAATTTAAGAATGATATTTCTCTTTGGTATGAAGAAATGAGGGATCATGGCCTTAATGAAGATGAAATATCAGTAATGGAAGAACACTTATTAAAACTATATGGTGTAGCAGATACACAAGAATCTGTAATGTTATTATCAATGGATAAGAGAATTGCCGGATTTAGTGTTAAATCAGCAAATAAATTGAGAAAAGCTATTGCAAAAAAACAGGCTAAAAAGGAATTAGATGCAATTAGAGATGAATTTTATAAGTCTGGAAGGGAATTAGGCAATAGTGAAGCAATACTTGATTATGTGTGGAATGTACAGATTAAACGACAATTAGGGTATTCATTTTCAATTCTACATACAATAGCCTATAGTAATGTAGCAGTACAAGAGTTGAACTTAAATTATCGATACAATCCTTTATATTGGTCTACGGCTTGTTTATCAGTCAATGCAGGAAGTATGGAAAATGATCAAGATGAAGAGAATGCAAATAAATCAACAAACTACGGGAAGATTGCTTATGCAATTGGAAACATTCGTCAAAGTGGGGTTAAAGTTGATTTGCCAGATATAAATAAAGCAGGATTTGGATTTAAACCTGACCTTGAAAAAAATTCAATTCTATTTGGATTAAAAGGAATGAATGGTATTGGTGATGAAATTGTACACTTAATTATGGAAAGCAGACCGTATCATTCATTTAAAGACTTCTTACAACGAATGTTTGATACTAAATTAATTAAGAATTCCCATATGTCACAATTAATTAAAGGTGGTTGTTTCGATTCATTTGCTGATCGTAAGGAAATAATGAAACAGTTTATTAATCATACATTTGAACCTAAAAAACAATTAAACATGCAAAATATGAAGATGCTTATTGATAATAATTTAATACCAGATGAGTATAGTTTAAATGTTCGTTTCTTTAATTATAAAAACTATATATCACAATTTATCTATGAAACTATAGCTAAACCAAAAGACAGATTATTTATATTAGATGATATAGCAACTGCATTTTTTGAAGAACATTTTACTGATGACTGTATTATTAAAATAGCAGAAGGAAAAGTTGTTATATCTGAGAAAAAGTTTAAAAAAGAATATGATAAAAAGATGGAGGATTTAAAAGAATGGATGGGTAAAGAGGAAACTCTCCAATATGTAAATGAATCTTTATTACAACGTGAGTATTCATCCTTTGAGAATGATTCAATAAGTAAGTGGGAAATGGATTCTTTGTCATTCTATTATCATGAGCATGAATTAGCTGCAGTAGATAATGAAAAATACAGTTTAAGTAATTTTAATGAGCTTCCAGAAGATCCTGTGGTTGTTAATGAGTATGTTTCAAGAGGAATTCCAAGGAAAGAGTTTCAACTCAGTAGGATTGCAGGTACAGTATTAGATAAGGATAAGAATAAACATCAAGTAACTGTATTAACAACGGATGGAGTAGTTACCGTTAAATTCTATGCTGGTGCTTTCTCACATTATAATAAGCAAATATCAAGGCCAATCAGTAAGGATAAAAAGGAGATTGTTGAACCTTCTTGGTTTACAAGGGGTAATAAACTGCTATTTACTGGATTTAGACGTGGTAATAAGTTTATCCCACGTAAGTATAAAAATAGCGTATTCCAGCATACAGTGGCCTTGATTCAGGATATTGATCAATATGGAAATTTAATTTTACAATCAGAAAGAACAGAAGTGTAAAATATTTAAAAAATTTCAATAAAAGGTATTGTAAAAACAAATAATTTGATATAGAATAAGGTTACAAGCTAATAGAAAAGAGGTGTTGAGGTCTTTCCTACAAGAAAGACATTGCTTATGAAAAAATGGCAACAAGTATCAGCAATAATGATTATTTCGACTTCTTTATTGTCAAATATAGTATTAGCAGATCAATACAGATCAGACACAAATAAGTTAGAAAAAAAGATCCAAGTTGAAAAAGAATTAATTAAAAGTAATAATAGTAAGTTTAATAATGAATTAAGTCAAAAGCAAGGGATCATTAATAAACAGCAACAAGATATTAACTCCAAAAGTAAAGAAATCAATGATGTAAACAGTCAATTAAATCAAATTAAGAATGAAAACGACAACTTAAAAAAGCAATTATAGCTAGAGAGGAGATGAGAAAGAGTTATTACACCATTACATATTATACAAATGGCTATGAATCAACTCAAAAGAAGGTCGGAGATAATGGTTATGGTGTTACTGCATCAGGAACAAAAGCAACGGAAGGAAGAACAGTAGCTGCTCCTAAGTCAATTCCATTTGGTACAAAAGTATATATAGAAGGTATCGGTACAAGAGTAGTAGAAGATCGTGGTGGAGCGATTGCAGATGGTCATATTGATATTTTTGTTAGTGATGTAAATGTAGCTAGAAGATTGGGAAAGCAAACTTTACTTGTTGAGATATTGGATTAAGGAGGAAATTATATGATTGAGTATGCTATTGGAGATATTGTAATTATTAATGAGAAAGTAGCCCGTGACTTGCCAATGCGCTGTGGTAATCGTGGAGTTATTATAAGAAAGTCAACATTTAATAATTTCGAATTTGATGTTGAATGTGATGATGGAGATGTATTACCACTGAAATCTTCTGAGGTGAATAAGCTAACTACGGAAGACAAACGATATATGGAGTACATTTTCACTAATAATCAAGTTATATTTGATGGTAAAAAAGTTGTGATTGGTAAAGTTAATTATTTAACTCAACAAACAGATATTTTAGATGAAAATGGAGTTTTTAGTATAGTAGAATTTAAGGATTTAGAACCTATACATATTGAAACTAATAAAAACAACAAATTGGGTAAATTTGGAGAAATAGGATTAGAGATTGGTAAATTCACAGATGATAAGAATAAGCAATATGGATCAAGTGTTGATGCTACATATGAAATGATGAAAGTATTAATGGATAGATATACATATGATGAAGATAATTATTTAATCCCTAAAGAATTAGTAAAGCACATGCTGCTTCAAGTAAGGATCATGGATAAACAAAATAGGATTTTCAATAATCCTTCCGGTAAGAATGAAAAGGAATCTCCCTACAAAGATATTACAGGCTATGGATTAATTGGTGTAAATATGGTCGAAGGTAAATAAGTTTGTGAAAATCAGTGTTGATAAATCAATATTTATAAGCTAAATTCACAAACTTTTTCTAATAAAAACACAATTTTAATGGGAAGTGATAAGTTGAAATATTATGTATCATGCAGTACATCTTCAAATGGAAATATATTATTAAAAATAAAGGCAAATGATGAAGTTGAAGCTCGAAATTATGCAA